ACTTTACACTAAAGGATGACTTAACAACTGGTGATCCAGGTAAAGTAATTAAAGGTTCAGAGATTGATGCAGAGTACACAGCTATTGCTAGTGCTGTTGCATCTAAAGCAGACTTAAACAGTCCTACGTTTACAGGTACACCAACGCTACCATCAGGAACTATTGCAACTACAGTATCAGATACTGCTGATAGTTCAACTAAGATTGCTACAACAGCATTTGTAGCTGCAGTTATAGCAGCAGAAAATTTAGACACTATGGCTACTCAAGCATCAGACGCAGTAGCTATAACAGGAGGCACAATAACAGGAACAACAGTAAATGGAAACACTGTTGGATCTAATTCAGTAGGTGCTAGGACAGTATCAACTAGTGATCCTACAGGCGGTTCAGATGGTGATATCCATTACAAGGTTGCTAGTTAATGCCACTTAAAATAAAACATAGCGGTGTCTGGAAAGAAGTCCAGCAAGTATTTGTAAAGGTTTCAGGTGCTTGGAAAAACTGTCTTGATGTACAAATTAAAGACGGAGGGGCTTGGAAATCAGCATTGTATGAGCCGGGATCACAAAGTTATACTAGCTCAGGAACTTACTCTCTAACTGTTCCTGCTGGTGTGTCTACCATGACAGTGTCTGTTTATGCTGGCGGTGGTGGAGGTAGTGCATCTTGGTTCTGTGGAGATGGATTTCCCGGAGGCGGTGGTGGTTCTGGAGGTTACAGAACAAATCAATCATTATCTGTTACCCCTGGAGAGTCATTAACCATTGTTGTTGGTGGTGGTGGTAGCGGAGGAAGTTTTGTAGTTTGTGGTGGATCTCCAAGTGGTCAAGCTGGAGGATCTTCATCTGTTACTAGCGGTTCAGGATCTGTAAGTGCTACTGGAGGGGCTGGAGGTAATGGATCAACAATTCCCGGAAGTGGAGGTGCTGGAGGCTCTCCAAATGGTGTTAGTGGTAGCACAGGAACTCTACCTCTTACTGGTGGAGCAGGTGGTGATAACGGTACTGGTTATGGTAGAGGCGGTAATGGTGCTGGTACAGGAGGTAGTGGTTCTAGTGGTAGTAAAGGTGCTGTTCTCTTGTCATGGTAATTGATAAAGAAACGCAAGACAAACGTACACAGATTTGCAACAGTTGTGATAGTAATAAGTTAGGTGTTTGTACTAAATGTGGTTGTATTATTAAATTAAAAGTTAAATGGAAAATAAGTTCATGTCCATTAGGAAAATGGTAAGAGGGCAAAGAGATGGGAATTGGTAAAATAGCAGGTGGAATAGTAGGAGGAGCTTTAAACTACTATGGTGGTAAAAAAGTAGCAGACGCTCTTGGACAACAAGGTGCATTAATGCAAGCTGCTGGTCAAAAAGCTAGTCAGATGGCTGCCTTTAAACCTGTTGCCATTACTGCTGGACCATTTGGCAGTACTACAGGAACAGGAGGTTATCAAGTATCTCCTGAGATAGCTGCTTTACAACAACAGATATCAAGACTATATGGCGGTAGTTTAGGACAGGCTGAACAAGCGCAAGCAATGATGCCACAGTTCCAACAAGCTGCTTCTGGTTTGTTTGGTCTTGGTCAACAGTATCTTGCACAAAGTCCTGAAGAAGCTAGACAACAATTCATGTCAGAACAGATGGCTGCCCTCCGTCCTTATGACATTGAAGAAGAACAACGTCTAGCATCGAGTGTATTTGGTCGTGGTCGTGGTGGATTAAACCTAAGTGTTGGTGGACAACCAGAACTACAAGCCTTGTCAGAAGCACGAAACAGACGTAACTTACAGTTAGCTGCTGCTGCAGATCAAGCTGCACAACAACGTATTGGCTTTGGTGCAGGATTGTTTGGTCAAGGAGCGCAGACACTAGGTGCTGGTTATGCAGCACAATCGGCAGCACTACAACCAACAACTGATCTACTTGCTCTGCAGTATTCTACAATGCAACCAGCAAGAGAAGCATACAAAGATGCATTAGCTGAATCACAATTAAGATCAAATATAGGTGCAACACAAGGAGCGTTGTATCTTAAGGGTGCGCTACCTTCTGCACAGGCTTATGGTATGCAAGGAGGTGTACGAGGTGGTATGTTGATGGGACTGGGACAAGATATTGGAGGATTGTTCTCGGGTTTTAAGATGCCCTCAGCTAGTTCAAACCCTTTTGATATAGGGTTAGCTGGGGGCGGTACGTTTACACAAGGAAATAGAAATCCTGGATATGCAAGCACTCCTTCATGGGGGTTTTAATCAATAAGGAATAGTTATGGCAGGTTCAATCGCATCTTTATTTGGTCCTTCTGCTGAAGAGATTGTATACGAGCGTCAGAAAGAAGAAAGAGAAAGACAAGACCTAAACTTCTATCGTGGTCTACAGGCTATTGATGTACCTGGTGTAGCTACTGGTATGGTAGCAGGCAGAGGTATTGGACAAGGTTTAACACAAGCTGCTCAAGGATTGTTTGGTACGTCACAGCAACTAGAAGATCCTAGACTAGCTAAAGCTCTAGCTATGCGTCAAGTATTTGAAGGAGTAACTGCTGCTGATCTACGTGACCCTGATAAGTTAGAAGCAATGGCTCAAAAAGCTATTGACTATGGTAACGTAGAAGCAGCGTTTCAATTAGATACTATGGCTGTAGATGCTAGAGCAGCTTTGACTCCTGATCTAAAGAGCGTAGGCACTAAGTTTAAATTAGCAACAGGAGAAGTTGTTACTGGTGGTTACATGCCTGATGGTAGACCAGTAGCTATTATGCCTGGCGGACAGCGTGTAGAAATAACAGGAGGCTATACTGTACTAGATGGTCAAGTTGGATCAGTTAGTACCGATGATATGGCTCAAGCAGGAAGTATTTTAGATACACTTGATATAGATGTAGATGATGGGGAACAAACTATTTTAGCAAATAGAGCTAAAGAAATACAATACTTAAATCCTGGTATGGGTTTTGGTACTGCTTTTACAATGGCTGTTCAAGAAAGCAACAACCGAACAGATAACGGTAGGGGAGATTTAAGTTATAAAGACTTAGGATTAAGTAGATCGGCAAATAAAGATAACGGAGAACAAGTACGTATTAATTCTAATGGGACTGTATCTATTATTGCAGCCGATGGTACTGTAGTAGAAACAGGTAATATACAATTAAAGCAAGATCAAATTGATAAATTTAGAACAGACCTTAAAAAACCTAAACGTAATTTAGAAGATCGTGAGTTTTTAGCAAGTCTAGGTATTCCTAGATATAGTAAGATAGCTGGTGATAGAATTGTAGTAGATCCAAACACTAGGTATGTATACGTTATAGATAAACAAGGTAGAAGAAAAGGTACAAGTAACAGAGCATTAACTAAAGAAGAAGCAGGAGTAATCGAAACAACAGAAAACAATACTGCAGGAAAAATGGATGCTTTTGGTAATACTAAAGCTGATCCTGGATTTGATAGAGCAACTGGATACGATTACAAAGATAGTCCTTTATATAGCGAAGGTTTCTTTACACCTACAGCAGAAGCTGTAGAACAGTACAAACGTAGACGAGCAAGATAAATAATATGGCAATTAAGCTACCTACATACGAAGAGTATAAGCAGCGTGTTAATGCGTCTCAGCCTGTAGTTACTGCTGAAGAACAGCAACAAACCTTTGAATCCAGAGAGGGAATACCAGAGGAAGGTATTATTATTGGTGCGCCTTCTGCGTCTCAGATCATGGATTATGGCTGGAATGTTAAAGGCAGAACTGACATGGAGGAGCTAGGTAAGATAGGAAGAATCAAAGGTTGGTATAATGGTGGTATGTTTGATGGCACTGAATACAAAATGCTTGACGAATACTACGGTGAAGATTTCTTTAATCTTAGTGAATCAGAAAAAAGAAATAGAATTAATCAAGTAGATAGAGAGAAAGCAATAAAAAACAACTTAGCTGTGTTAGCTTATGGTGAAGAAAACTCTTTATTAGCTGGTGCTGCAGGACTAGCAGGTACGCTAGCTACACCTACTACTTTTGTTCCTGGTTTATCATGGGCAAAATACGGAGCTAAAGGATTAGCTGTAACATCTGCTATGTTTGGAGCAGAGTATAATTTATTAGATCAATACGCTGACAAAGGTAGTATTGACATGGGAGAACTAGCCTATACTACAGGTATTTCTGCTGGTTTTGGTTTAGGTTTAGGTGTAGCAGGTAAAGGTTTAGTTCGTTTATTTAGTAATACTAAAGCTGTTCCTCTTGCTCAAAGATCAGACGTACAGCAAAAAGCTGATGAAATTCAAGACATAATGTATGATGCTGTTGAAGAGGATATTCCTATTGAACGATTGCATGAATACATTAAGTCTCGTACTGGCTATACATCTGATGAGCTTGTTAGCATTGTAAAAAATGCAGAGCGTAAGCCAGAGTTACCTGCTAACAAAGCAGAGGTAGCAGAGGCTAAAGAACTTAACAGAATAGAAATAGACGCTGATACTATTAATAGTAATCCTACTGTAAATAAATATATTACTCCTATCATTGAAGGCTTTGCTAGAATTGATGAAGTATTTGGTTTGAATAACTTATTAAAGAATAAAGTTAATGGTTATTTCTTTAAGAGTTACACCAATGCTATGGAAAAGATTAGAGCATCTCACGATATATTAAACGCATATAAACAGATGCCTTCTCATGCTCAAAAAACATTTGATAATCTGTTATTAAATGCTGACAAGAAACAATTAGCAGATGCTAAAGCATTGTTAGAAAAGTATGTGCCTAACACAGCTAAGTCTTTTGATGACTTTATGAATAGAATTAATACCATGACTAAAGAGTTAAAAGCTAATGGTATTAAAGTACCTGATACTACTACTTATGTTCCTCGTATTGTTAAAGATTCTAAAGGATTGAAGAAGTTTCTTAACCAGAATCCAGTAGCTAAGACCGCTATAGATAAAGCATTAAAGATGAGAGCAGATGCTTTAAAGATTGATCCAAGTAAACTAAGTGTTCAAGATAAAAACTTTATTGTTAGTAATATACTACAAGGTAGATATGTAGGTACAAATAAAAAGGGTGAGTTGTATGCTCGTAAAAGACCAACAACAAATCGTAGTAGAGAAACATTCTTAGAGACTCGTAAGATACATAGGATTAACGAACAAATGCAAGAGTTTTATGAGTCTCCCTTGCAGTCTACTATGCGTTACTTTATGGATGCACATAAGTTAATAGAAAAAAGAAACTTCTTTGGTGTTGATAACAGTAAAATGTTAGGTACTGGTTTAGATTTAGATAAATCAGCAGAAAATTTCTTAGCTACTTTAGCAGACAAAAACTTAGACATTGATACTCAAGGCAGATTACAAGAAATGTTTAAGGCTATCTTTGTAGATGCTGATAGATCACTAGGTAAATACTCAAAAGGATATAAGGATCTAGTAAATGCTAGTTTGTTAGCTAACCCTTTATCTGCACTACAACAAGGTGCTGACGTATTTATGGGTGCTTGGCGGTTAGGTATTGCTAATGTAGCTAAAGGTTTATTTAAACAAGATGTAAACATTGTTAAAGACTTAAACATTGATCAGTTACAGTTAGAACATTTTTCTTCTGGTACAAGCATGGCTGGTTTGGTTGACAACTTACTGGAGTTTACACAGTTTAAACGTATGGACCGTGTAGGTAAAACAGCTATTGTAAACGGTGCATGGCAACGTGTACAGAATATGGTTAAGACTGACAAAGGTATTGCTAAGTTACGTAAGCAGTATGGAACTGCGTTTGGTCCTGAGTTCAATAAGTTTATTGACGAGGTTAAGAACGCAGAGATGACTCCTCGTACTAAAGAGTATCTGTTTAACGAGCTAGCTGAGTTTCAACCTATTACTCCTGCTCAGATGCCAGAGGCTTACCTCAAAGCTGATATGGGTAGACTAGCTTACACGTTACAGAGTTTTACTATTAAACAGATAAACTTAATTAGAAAACATATCATAGATGAAGCTAGACGAGGTAACTATGCAGAGGCTGGTAAGAATTTATTAGGCTTTGCTTTGTTAATACCTCCTGCAAACATGGCTATTGACTACGGTAAAGAAAGATTGTTAGGTAAAGATCCTGATCTATCAGATGATTTAGTTAGACGATATGCTAACAATGCACTTAAAGTATTTGGTTCTTCTGAGTATGCTGTGTCAAGACTAACTAAGACAGGAAAGTTTGGAGACTTTGTTCAGGATACGTTCATGCCTCCGATGGAAATGTTTGATGGTCTAATACAGACTAGTTTTAAAGCAATACAAAATGGAGAGTTTGATCCTGCTGTAACAAAACAACTTCCTATTGTTGGCAGACTCTTGTATTACTATGCTTTCGGTGGGTTAGAAGAATGGAACGATAAAGAGCAAGCTAAAAAGAAACGACAGTTTAAAGAGAAGTATGGTATTGACAAGAAAAAATATGGTATTGGAGACTAAAGATGGCAAGCGCATTTGACAACTTCTTAAACAAGTACGGTCTGGGGTTCAGAAGTTTTGAACAAGGTATGAGGCAAGGAGACAAGAGACTCGCTGAACAATTCAAGATACCGTACGATCCTCTTGCTACTATTGAAGAGCGTGGTGTAGATCCTGAAGCATTTAGGAGATTAAGAGAATCTCGTATGCCTCAACCTCCTGTACCTCCAACAGCTAGACCTGCTTCTCCTCCACCAACTCAGCTTATTCCTGATGAAGGATTGATGGGTAGACCATTAGACATGATGCCTCTAGTAGAGAGACCTGATCTACCATCTTATCAGACAGCAGCAGACTTACCTGTTCCTACAAGGCCTGACATGTCTATGCCACGAAGAGATAATAGACCACCTCCAGGGGCTGGTATGTTCTCTCCACCCACAGGTATGCCTGAAGTACCAAGACCTACTATAGATAGTACAATAGAAAATCTTTTGTCTAGGTATGATGGACTATACGGAGAGCCACCAGTAGCTCCTGAGCCTCGTATGCCTGAGCGACAAGACCTAGGATTACCTGCGTTTACAACACCGGGTTATTTCCCAGAAGGGATGATGTCTCCTAGAGTTGAGCGTCCTAACATGCAGTCACCTGCGATGCAGAACTATCAACCTGATATGTTTACAGGTCGATTACCGATGCCTGCTATGCCTGAATATGATTATGGCTCTTTAAATCCACAAACTGCTCCTGATTTTTCTAGGATGACAGAGGAAGAGATTGACGCTTATTACTCTAACATTCTTGGGTATTAATATTATGATTAACTATGATGCGTTTGGTAATGTCATAGCTTCTCCTGAAACAGAAGTGTTGATGACTAGTAGAGCTACCCCTGATGAATCTCAAGATAGGTTTGTTAATTATTTAAAAAGAGTTGAAGGTGTAAAAAGAGATCAAGGTAAGACTCCATTTAGATATGCCTCACCTGAAGGTGGTACGGATACAATAGGTATCGGTCATAAACTTACGGATGAAGAAGTACAAAATAATTCTGTGTACGGTTATGATTTAGATACTCTTACTCAGTCAGAGGTTGATGCAATACTAAGACTAGATTTACTTAAATATCGTAACAACTTAGATAAAGAATTAAAATCAAAATATAATAAATCTTTGTACGATCTTGATTCTAAACAGCAAGAGATGTTGTTAGACTTTAAGTTTAACTTAGGTAGCCTAGGAGGTTTCCCTAAGTTTACTAAGGCAGTGCTAGCTGGCGATACAGCTACGATGAAGAAAGAATACAAACGATACTTTAAAGAGAACGGAGTTAGTAAAGAAGTTAAAGATCGTAACGAACAATTCTTTAAAACATATTTACAGTAATGGAAAGTTTTATCACGACATACTGGGAAATACTCTCAGGTCTTGTGATCGTAATCTTCTTAGGTATTACTTGGAAGGCAGAGGTCAGTGCAAGGCTAAGCGTACTAGAAGAAAAAGTACGAGCCTTGTTTGACCTCATCAACGGTAAGAAGTAACTACTTTAAGTTAAGATAGATATCCTCTATCTTTGCTGCTTCCTCCTCTCTGTGTCTCCATTCATCCCATGTCTGTGCAGGTTTCTTTCCTGCTTTCTGCCACTGACAATGGTGATAGAGTTCATGCACTAAGACATGATCCTTCATCATATCAGGTCGTACATACACGACACCCATATCACCAGCCAGATAGAACGTTGAGTTACTTGGTGTTACTGTTACATCGTATGGATAGCAATTAAACAAAGCCAAGAAGCTAAGTACTGTTTCGAGCATAGTTTTCTCCCCATTAGATTTCACACACTCCTGCTACACAAGCTAACTGCTGCGCTCCTTCTACGTTGTCATCTTCCTCTATCAGTTCATCCCAATAGATTTCACTAGGCATCAGACGTAAGAGATCCTCGTACTGTTCTTGAGTACACTCTTCGTATGGTGCTTGTTTGTATGTGCCACCGTCATGTGGTAAGAATGATACACCACTGATGTCATCAAAGTTCTTCCAGCACCACGCACCTACTTCAACCCACTCATCTTCCTTGACAGAGATAGTGACAGATGGTTTGTGTTCACACCAGTGCTTCTGGTATGTCATCCAGAGATCCAAGTGTTCAATAGCAGTAAGGTCATCCCGTAGTGTAGCAGAGTCTGGTGCTTTCTTAGGGAAAGAGAACACAGTAGTAGACTCTGGTCTCATTACACAATCTTCTGCAGGAATACCCTGTTGAACCATGAACGTAGTAAGCGGATCTTTCTTGTCACCCCTAACTCTTCTAATATAATACTTAGAATGTCTAGGATGAATACCACTAGCACTATCAACAAGTTGACTGACAGTGCCAGAAGGCTTAACACAAGTGACGGAAGCAGGACAAGGGATATGCAAGTCAGAGGAAAGCTGTATGCACTCATCAACTGATACCATCTTGAGTCTTTCGAGAAGAGTCTTGAGTTGCTCATTGTTATCTCCAAGCATCTTGTTGTCTAAGATACCAGTCAACGATACACCTAACAGTCTCTCTTCCTCAGTATTGCGTTGCCATATCTTACGCAAGTACGGGAAGTGTGTCATCGTAGATTGATACGTACCTAGTATTGAAGCCAGTCTTACCTTTCGTTCAAGATCGTAGATACTGTCGCTCTCTCGAACAACAACCTCTGAAAGATTACAGAATTGGTAAGGTCTGAGTATAATTTCAGAACAAGGATTAGTGCCAAACTCCTGATCAGCATCTCTTCTTCCATTCCTAGCTGCTTGTTTGATTGCTGCTTCACGATTAAAGATACCACGTTCACCACTGTGGCTATGATACAAGCTAGTCCACTCGTTTAAGAACTGACCAACGTCAGGCTTCTCGTTGTATACCGCAGAGTTGTTAGCCAATGCACGTTGTGGATTCTCTGTCCACCACTGACCAGTCTTAGCGTGACGCATCTTGTCATCATCAAGATCAGATAGACTAATCATAGCTGATCTACGCACACCACCTACTACTACAACCTCAGCTACTTTACACATGATGTCGTGACACTCTAGTGTACTGAGCTTACGACCTGCTGCACACTTGAACTTACGTACAACAAACTCAAACAGTTCGTTCAATGGTGCTGGTCCACTAGCTCTACCACCAAAGGTCTTGAGTCTAGCACCTGCTGGTCTGATCTTACTGACATCCCACTTAGCTACCTCGCCTGAGTACAGCAATGCTATAAGCTGACGCAATGCCTTAGCCCATCCTTCTTTGCTGTCAGATACAACAACAGTTGTGTCACTATCAAACATCTTCTCAGGTACATCAGGCAACTTACTAACGTACTTGTTCTCAACGCTAAACCCTACACCTGTGCCACACAAGAGGATGTACATCGCCTCATCGAACGCTTTAGGATCATCAACAGGTAGATAACTACAGTTGTAACCTGCTGTGTTGTCCCTCTCAAGGGCCTTCCCTGCGGTCATGATGCTACGCATAGAGGGTACTACCTCCATGTTCTTGATCGCCTCACGTAGCTCTGAGTCAACGTTAACAGGTATTGTGTAGTCATGCTTAGACTTGAGGTGGTTGTACATAAAGTCCATGTACCTATCCACTGTCTCGTACCAGTCCTCTCGTCTACTGTCTTTCTCCAAGAACCTAGAGTACCTAGACTTGGCTATGTACTGCTGATAAAAATCCATCATTGTATTTCCTTTATTAATATTTCATATCTCTCTTCAATGATATCCTCAAATCTATCAAGGATATCTTCGGATGTTAGGTCAAGCAATTCAATGACATCAACCTCACTGAACTGCATCAACCTATGTTTAACTTCATCAATCGTCAGTTCCACCATAACGGATCTCTTCTTCATCTTCTTTATACATATCCTCATTAGTCATTACTACTAATGAAGCGTAGCCTGAGATGTCATGCCATGAATCATTAAGGTAGTAGTTACCGTTGAGTATCCTAGCTAGCTTGTTAGCAATCATGTCCATACTTTCTCTCATGTAGGGAGGCATGACCAAGTAATTCGGTGACTTTTTCATGACAGCTTTGATGTCCTGACTGATCTGACCTACTGTTTTATAGTGACCGTACTGTTCTTCTCTCTTGTTAAGAGTTTCTTTTATGTCCATACTGTTTCCTCAAATAATTAATTGACACTGGCATCTCATCAAAGCTACCATCGTTTACTTCGTTTAACATCCACACTCCTGACCATGAACCATTAGTCTGAGGTGTTAGATAACTCTCGTCGTGTTGATAGAAGATACCAGCAAAGATACCAGTGATACCCTTACCATCTGCCTTACGTCCAAAAGATATATCTCTATCTTGTACGTGTCCCATTATACACGACATGTGTTTCTTTTGCAAGAGTAAACCTGGGTTTGTTACTGGTCTGCCCATTACACCAGATGTAAAGTAATGACTGTATGCAATGCCATTAATGATTGGCACTTCCAGAAAGCCATGCACTTCCCACCCGTACTTCTTAAGATTAAAGTCAGAGTAACCTATCAGTCCTTCTAGTTTCCTATCGGATTCAATAGCTCTTTCTATCCGTTGCTCGTGGTTGCCGATAAGAAATATCTTCTTAGGTTTCCACACCTTCTTACGGTTAGCTCTCTGTCTCTTCTGCTCTTCGATGATAGGCTTCATGAATGTATCCATAGCTACGTTACCAGCTTTGATATCTTCACTGTATGTCCTACCTTCAAACGACTTCTTACCTACGTCATACACACTGAGGCTAGGCATGTCCCAATGATCTCCTAGATGTACGATCACATCGGGCTTAGTCTTAACAGCGTAGTGTCCTGCCCATTCTAAATGCTCAAACGAATGGTTAGGTTTGCACTGCGTGTCTGGGATAACTAAGTGTCTCATGTAGTTCTCTCCAGTAGTTGTAAATAATAGACCGCATCTATTACTACCAATGGGTCTGACTTGTTCTGCTTGATAACCAACACAGGTTCTCTACCTTCAGGACAGTTATCCTTAGCTTGAGCATAGTAATTATACACAGCTATTGAATCCCTTGACTTACACTCTACTGATATGTTGAGCTTGTCACCTGCTGATTGAGAGAAGAGGATGTCCTCCCCTCCTGCACCCATGCTTGTTGATCTTACATCGTCTTTGGAAAAGGAAAAGAGTTCGAGGATTTGATCTCGGAACCATTGCTGGAGCTTTCTTCCTTTTGCTTTTGCACTTTGGGTTTTGATTTTCTTCTCCTAATGTTTAAGAACTTGTTTAACCTAACCCTCTTCATCTTAGTTATCCAACCTTTGGGTATGTGTAACCTAGAGTTAGACTGGTCAATAGAGTATGCTGCAGCTAGTGTGATTGCTGAGTTATCTTCAGCTACTACAAACCCTATACTTAATACAGGATGAATGTCTGTCTTACCTAGAGGTTCCCACCCTGAGTCAGACAGCGCATCCCACCATTCAATGTAGGCTATTTCTGGAAACTCTTTGGTGTCCAAATCTGCCCATGTTTTCTTCTTATCCATAGTAGCTGCGCTCTTTCAGTTAATGTATCAATGTCATCTTCATACGCATCTAACACTGCGTCAAACAAGTCTTGCTCATCAACTAAATCTTTAAGTATCTTCTCTGCTTTCTTTGGTCCGATACCTTTAAGACCTTGGATGTTATCAACCCTGTCACCTGTCAGAATCTGAATGTAAAAATTCTTTATTGCTTCTTCTTCAGTAACGTAATACAAGTCTTGCTTTACAAAGTTATAGTGCCAGCCACGTAGCATGTTCAAGTCTTTGTCAATAGACATGACGCATGTTGTATCTACGGGGGAATCATACACTTCAATACCAATAGCATCGTCTGCCTCCTGTCCTTCAATCAATTCAAAGCACCACTTATCCAACAAGTATTCTCTAAGGGCATCATAGTGAATAGGTTTACGTGCGTTCTCACGATTGCCCTTGTATTTATTCTCGGTGGATATCTCTGACCTGTAGTTAGAACTCCCCGTGATGTACCCAGAGTAAGTGTCTACACCATCAACAGACAAGAGTCCATCTATAAAATGTCCCATCCTACTGATAGCAAACTTCTCTTCTTCTGGATCATCAACGGAGAATCCTATGCGATACACAAGGATGTCTCCGTCAATGAGAGCTTTGACCTTCTGCATTGACGGAGTATCCATTTAGAGTGCCTCTTCTAGATCATCATCAAGAGCAGTCTCATCAACAGAGTACGACACGAGGTCAGTAATCACTAGCTTGTTGATGCCTGCGGACACACCTGCCTTACCTTTGAACTGGTAAGCGTATGGTTTAATCCACGCTACTCCTTTAGACCCGTTACCTACCTTACCCTCAATGCCTGAACCATCTGACATCTCAGTACGGATAGGATACTTCTTAG